ATGGCTTCAATTCGGCAGAACAAGAAGACAAAGAAATGGCGTGCACTGGTTAGAAAGGCCGGATTCAAGCCGATGAGCAAAACGTTCAAGCTACAAGCTGACGCAAAAAAATGGGCTGCTGCACAAGAGCTAAAACTTGAATCAATTCGAAATACTGGCAGAGCAGCCCCACCAGCTGGCTCAACATTCCCTGATTTCATTCGCAAATACACAGAAGAAGTCGGCTCAGTTAAGCCTTTTCTGAAAAATAAATCAGCATGTCTGCGTCGATTAAGCGAAGAGTTTAAAGGTGTACTGATGTCAGACATGACCGAGATGCGAATTGGTCAGTTTGTCGATAAGCGGTCTCGCGACAGAAATGCAGAAGGAAAAATTATCTCTGGTGTGACAATCAGTGGAGATCTTTCTTGTATCAGCACTATTTTGAAGTGGGCTAAGAAAGTTAAGCACTACAATATTGATGAAAACGCAGCAAAAGAAGTTCGCGCAGGCCTAAAAGAAAGGGGTTTTAATACGAGAAGCCAGGAGCGTGATCGCGAGGCGACAAAAGAAGAGCTTGAGAAGATTTTTGCTGAGTACGAAAGGAAGGCCGGTCGGCAAATCATCCCGATGACAGACATCATTCTTTTTGCCATTCATTCAGCAATGCGGCAGGAAGAAATTTGCAGTATCAAAATTGAGGATGTTGACAGGCAGGCAAAGACGGTAATTATCAGGGATCGTAAGCACCCAGATCAGAAGAAGGGCAATGACCAGACCGTTCCACTTCTTTCTGATGCCTGGACTATTGCAGAGCATTACATCGGCGACAGAAAAAAGGGGAGAATTTTTAACTACAACCACCGGTCTGTTTCCGCATCATTTACACGAGTGTGCAAGAAATGCGAAATCGAAGACCTTCATTTTCATGATCTTCGACACACAGCAATCGGAATTCTGTTTGAGCTTGGACTGCAAATCCAGGAAGTCGCTGTAGTTTCAGGCCACAGCGATTGGAAAATGCTCAAGCGCTACACGCACATTAAAGCAGAAGATGTTCATGCCGCCTTTGAAAAGCGCAAGGCAAGGCGGCGAAATCGTGAAGCGCTCATGGACTATCTTGACGAAACAGCGTCAAATTGAGTGATAAATAGCGTCCCTTCCACGCTCTTTTTTGAGTGATTTCATGAAGTCAATGACGTCAGAGAACTCATAAAAGTAGGCAGTGCCAAGGCGAACTGAGGCAGGCCCCTTGCCTCTTTTTCGCCAATCTTCAACAGTCGACGGCTGCACTTTTGCTAAAGACACAAGGGTTTCTTCTGTCATAAAGCCCAACTTATCCGCAATGCGACGGCGTTCCTGTTCCACTTGATCAATCAATACCAGGTCAATAGCTGTACTCATCTCTATTATCTCGACTTCGTGCAACGTCTCTCACAGTGCGCTGCAACGGGGTCAATAATATCGAATCATAAACTGCTGTCTACAACTTTTTCGCGTCCGACTATTGACAACTTGTCAATACGCTGGGTCAAAGCCGAGCGTCGGAGTATAGAAATCGCATACCCCGAAAAGCCCGCTTATTAATTTATTATTTGCCAATAAACATTTTCGCGGGCAAAGAAAAAGCCCCGTCGGCAAATGTGAGAGAACCGAACGGGGCTAACAACAACAAGAGATGAGTGGTCGGAAAGGTGATTAACCAACCACATCTTTATAATAACACAGTACAATCACTTGTGTGCAACAGAAATCACATTTTTATATGCATATTTGAGCGCAAAACATAAGCTTTTGGTGTCAAATTTGAGGCTAATTATGGCGCGCTGTGATCCGTTTCTAGAGCGGAAAGCCGCATGAACACTGGCGAAAAAGCCCCTGCGGTGAGGGGCTTGGTTGCTGGCTGGGTTGTTCGGCTTTACTCGATGTAGATATTTCCGATCTCGTTCTGATCAGGGTAGCCGTTAGTTCCGGGCCTTCTTTTGATTCGGGCTTTCACGATCTTGCCACTGAGCTTAACCATATCTTTTATGTCTTTAATTTCTTGCTTCGTGGCAATTGAAGCTCGCTCGGCCATTTCTTTACTGACCTTGATCGCGCTGTCGCTGTAGCCAGTGCCGAAAAGTGTGTGCCAGAAGATGGCCCCGGCGTGGTCTCCGGACACGATTTTGCAGCTCAATTTTGTTGCTTCCCTGCCGTTTTTCGAGAGGTTTTCGGCCTTGAAGACCTGGATCACGGCGTCATGCTGGGGCACGGCCCCTCTGTTTTCGCCCCGGCAGTTGATGATTTTGAAGTCAGATTTAGTCTTCCGACGCAGCCAATTCAGGTGTGATTTCACGAAAGCGCGAGCCGAGCGTAGCGATGCCTGGGCTTGGGTTTCGCCTGGCTTTGGCTTGTTTCGAGAGTATTGCGGGTCAGTGAAGTAGCCAAAGCCAGGTGTGTTCTGATCGTGTTCCAGCAGGCGCTGAGCGATCTGCTCTTCTGTAGAGCCCCGGAACATGGCGCCAAGCAGACGGTTTAGCTCGTATGAGCGGCCCTGGGCTCCAGCGGCGGTTCCTCCGGTTTTTCGTGGCTTGCTGGGCTGGGCATAGTCGAAGTCCTGGCCGTATGTGCTCTGGCGCATCTTGAGGTCGAGCACGTCAGCTGCATGGCCTGGGTTGTAGAAGCTAATGCTGCCGTTAAGGCGGTCAGGGTGCACAGTGAAAGTGAAGTAGCAGCGACTGACCTCGTTTTTCCAGCAACGGTCGAGAACTTTTGAGAAGCGCCCGTCAAGGAACTCATCGAACTCTTCTACCAGGGCCGACATTAGGAAGGGATATTCCTCGGGGTATGCCGCTTGATTGAAAGGGATTAAGAGTCGGAAACGAGGGCATTCAGCTGTGTTTGAGTAGCTTGTGTAGACCGCGTGCTCGTATCCCATGTCGAGGCACACGTCCTCGATTTCTTCTAGTCCGATGATGTCATCTTCTGGTTTTTGATCTATGTCGAAGACCGCGATGCTGATTGTCTTGACGTTTTCTGCGGTGCGTTCGAGAGCGCGGAATGAGCTGGGGATGAAGGTTTTGCCGTCCTTGGTTTCGCTGATGCGCATGTCTGCCAGTTCGTTTTCGAAGAAGTCTTTGAAAGAATGGGCTTCTCTATTAACTACAGCATTCGTTCTTGCTGAGTGTTGAATTGCATACTGAATATTCATCTCTTTTTACCTATTATTGTTATCAGTCTCTCACGACTGCAAATACAGTATTGCAATGATCCTTGTAACTTTCAATACCATTATCTATTGACACTTGGTTAATAACGGGTATGAAAGTGAGTATTCAGTGATGTGTAAGTGAGTAATCAGTGTATGGCTAGTAGTGATTTGGTAGTGAAAAATATTTTAATGGTTGTGTGGCGAGTGGCTTGATATTCGACGTTAGCTAGCTGCGCTGATTAAGAGTTTTTCAAGGCCAGAAGAAACAAACCCATCCTTGATGGCCATGAGGCATGGTTTGGATAACCGAAAATCGCATCCCTGTCCACGCGCTACACTCAATCCCGCCTCTATAATAATAGATATAGAAGCACTACGCGTCACGCTCAAGCATGCTTGAAGTCTGTGGCTAGCCTGGTGGTGGTTTTTCTGGTTTTTCGAAACTCGCATACAGTGAAGCTTTCATTGACAAATGCCGCCATTTTTTTTATTTACACTTATCGCACGCTTGCCATACATCGATTACCCGCATATAAACCACCGAATATCCACTTTCATACCCGTTATTAACCAATTGTCAATGGATAAGAGTATTGAAATCGGCAAGGATCATTGCAATACTGATCTTGCAGTCGTGAGAGACTGTAATAACAAAAGAGATGAATCACATGTTCGCTATCAATACCAACATAGAAAACTACATATCAATAGAAGCCGCAGACGTTTTGGCTAAAGCAAAAGAGCTCCGCGCTGACTACCCAGCATCTAAAAGAATAATCGGCATTAAATCTGGCGTAACAGAAGCTGTCGACGCTGCATATAAAACGGCATCCGGCATCGCTGACATCACCGGAACAATCATCGCTGACTCTATCTACAAGATGAGCAAGCTTGACGTAGCAATGCTGATCGCCCGCAACGACCACACTGACCGCGCAATGCACAAAGCCGCTTACGAGCTGGCCCGTGACGCCTTCTTGACCGGCGACATCAGCGGCAAGTCAGAGATGCTGGCAATAGCTTCTGGCCGCTCTCCAGCTGAGTGCCAGTACCTCATCGAGCGCAAGCTTGAGCGCATGAATGCCGAGCTCTATCGCAGAACACAGCGCGTCTCTTCTGTCTACGAAGACGCTTACACGGTCGTGCCTGAAAGCGCCCAAGAAATTGCCCAGCACATCTGCTCAACAGCCGGCAAATTCCTCCTGAACTTGCCCACTGGATACGGCAAGACCAGTGAAATCATTGAGCCCCTTGTTCGCGAAGCCCTTGCATGCGGCGAAAAAGTCCTGATCATCAGTCACCGCCGCTCGATCAATGCCACGCTCTGCACTGGCATTGCAGGCATGGTCTCTTACGACGAGTGCACCTCACCGGACATCATTCGCAAAGCCCAGGCTCTCAAGATCGTCGTCAACTCACTCAGTGCAGCGAAGTTCAAAGACTTCATCGAGAGCGCCGACACAGTGATCATTGACGAAGCCAGCCAAGTCATCAGCCACGTCCTCGGCGGCGAAGTGAGGGCCCGCGAAGCAGTCTGGAACGCCTTGAATTTTGTTGTCAAAAAGGCACCAACGGTCGTAATGGCAGACGCCGACATCAATGCCAGGTGCGTTGAAATGATTGGTTGGGATCACACGCTGTACAGCATCAAGCGCGATCACAGCGACATCAGCGTCAAGACAGGGGATCTCGATCATGTGCGCGGGCTTGTCGTTGAAGCTGCCGCAAATGGTGAAAACATCCTTATCTCGTGCGACGGCGCTAAGGCTGCAAAAGCACTTGCTGCTGCAATCAAAAAGCGCACCGGCACTGAGCCACTGGTAGTGACCTCGGAGAGCGCAAAATGGGAAGCCCAAGCCGCCTTCATTGCTGATCCCAATGGCACGTCTCACCAGGTAGTGATTTACAGCCCAGTCATTACTTCTGCTCTGTCGATCACCTCCGGACACTTCACCAAGCATTTCGGTCTCTTCTCCGGGCAAGTGGTGCCTTCTGACGCAATTCAGATGATGCGCCGTGACCGTACGGCAAAAGAGTTCATTGTCGGCATGAAAGCCCCTGAGTACAGCAAGCAAGAGCAGCTGGAAGCTTTTGAGACGCGCTCTGACGCCCCAACGACTCGCGCCGCTATCGAAGCCGCAAATCTGGATGAAGTCACCAAGGCGACGCTGATAGAGGCTCTGGACTTTGACATCAAACCCTCCGCGTTCGAGATGACCCGTCGTGAGCACATGAGCGACGAAGCTTGGCTGCGTGACCATATCCAAAACTCGCTGCCAGCTACGCTTCTTAACCAGGGCTTCAAGGTCGAAGTACTGGTACATAACGACGAGCTTTCAAGGCTGGGATTCGTAGCTGATAGCCAAGGCCGCAAAGCCGTCAACGCCGCTGCCGCAAGCAAGGTGCTGGCAAGCAAAAAGGCAGGTGTCGATAAAGTCGCCCAGGTGGCCGACGCTGGGTCAGAAAGCGAGACCGAATACTTCGAGGTGATCCGCGCACGTGCCGAAGAAGTCATTGGCCGCACCATCGACGAAGAGGATGCCAAGATCTGGAAAGAGGGCGAAGGAGAGGGCACGATCAACCGCTTCCGCAAGCTCATGAAGCCCGTCAGCGACACTCCAGAAGGCAATGTCTACGGCATGCTCAAGGACGCAGTAGATCGCATGCTGAAAGACGTGAAAATCAAGCTTGATGCTGATGGCAATGTACCCGCAGAGACACTGGAAAGGCTGTGGAAGTCTGAGCAAAGCACGCAACTCTTCGACAAGCTCAACGAGATCCGCATCGACGTGATCCGCCAGGGCCTCAGCATCGGCAAAGCCAGCACGCCCGTCGCGAAGCAGGCAGCGATCACTAAGATCATGAGCCAAATGGGTTTGAAGACAAAGAAAGTCAATGGTGGCAAATCGGGCTACTACTACGTGATTAAAAGCGACAGTTTTGAGCAAATGATGAAGCATGTGGGGTAAGTGAGTAATGGGGCTGGGACGTCCCGTTATTTGGAGTTAGGAGTTGTGGGGTTTGTTGCCTGTAATAGTGAAAGTTGTTCGAAACTGTAAAAGTTGGAATATACCCCTAAATAACAACTTGGCTAGTTTACTTGTCAATGGATGATTGCCATAATGTGCTCATGGGCTCAGAGAAGAAATCAATAAACACAAGAGAATAAGGTTATGACTAACAAAGCTTCGATGTACATGAGCGTGGGGACTGGCAGTGTAGATACAATGGAAAATTGGATTGCCGAGTCTCCTTATTTTTACACGGAGCACAAAAGCGCAAAAGCGCAGCTGGATAGCTTGGTAGAGGTAGAGCTAGACGAAGATGGTCACTGGGTAGAAGTATAAGTGACGGTGGCAAGTACAGCGCTGTAACGACAGGTAACCGCTTTCCCAAGGATTTTATCCATTTAGTGCCTGGGCATGCGGGGCCTGTTGCACCGGGTGAGTTCTTCGCAGCTTGAATCTCAATGGAAATGGCTTAGTAAGAGTTTTTCAAAGCCAGAAAAATAACGGGCCCAGCTGGCCCGTCTTTCATCACGCCAGGAAGCTCTTATCTAAGAACAGCTCCGCAACTTCCCGGTTTGGATTCTTGGTGTAAGACTCCATTGCCGTGCTAAGAATCTCCTGCTTCAGCATCTCTACAAAACCGATTGGGAACATGATCTTGTAGTTGTTGCAACCAACACCCGTCGAAACCTTCTTAAACCGGGCCAGCTTCATTACGCGGCCTACATTTTTTGAACTCAAACCCAGCTGCTCGCGGGCATTGCCACGGCCTTCAATCTTGACGTCAGCCAAGGCTTCGGAGGTTTTGATAATCAGGGCATTCAGGATGTCTTCACCAAGGGTTTTGCGAGCAGTGTTGAAGATGGAATTGTTAGTGGAGTTAAACATGTTGGTCACCTTTTCTGTTCTTGTTGTAGAGTGCTTCTCAATTCTTATGTATAGATTAACCATCATCCTTGAGGTTGTAAATATAGACAAGTGACTAGTTTTAGTTGTTTTTTGAATTTTTACAGTTTCGAACAACAAGGGACTGATGGGGTGCTTGGCTTTGGTTCTTCTGGCTTTGAGAGGCTCTGTTTGATTTCAATAAAAAGTCCTCGTGAGGGACTTCTATTCTGACGAGGTTCGTCATTAGGCATAGCTAATTTAGCTTGTTGTTATTGTTATGCTCTATAGTCTCGTTGAGTCCCAATTTAAACTACTCCCCAAACCCCGAATATGTCCAAAGCCAGTTTTCCGTCAAACATTGCTCAACAGGCATCCGGCTGCTATTTTTATAAAGTAACAGTTTTGCGCTCAAATCTAAAATGAGGTCAGCTACATGACTCAAGACGCAAAAGAAAAGACCATTAAAGAAAACATGGCGAAGATAAGGGCACAGGGCTATCCGCTCATTCGTGACGTAAAAGCAGAGAACGCCGTCGAGATAATGAGGGAGATCCTGGAGCGCAAAAGAAGCATGGACAAAGCCATTAACGTCATCGATTACATGCGCGAATTGCCAGATTCAATGAAAATCGAGGCAGTTTGCTGGCATGCTTTGCGCCAGGATTGGTATGCACTGCGCCATATTCCGCACCATTTGCAGACAAAAGAGATGCAGATCTACGCGCTAAAGCAGAGTCCCGATGCGTTGTTTTGCATTAAAGGAGAACTATGGGACGAACTGATTGAGATAATAAATGAGGGAGAATAGGGCGTTTCTGCGATAGATCCTGAGATCTCTTTCTGGCTTTGAACGCAAGGCTTGCGGCAGTGAGTGGCTACCTGACATCATCTCCGCTTCTGAGAAAAGGAGCGTTGTATGAAGAGGACTCTGGCACTCGTGCTGATCGCTGCTGCTGCACCAGCTGGCGCTACGCAGTATGTCGAACACCAGGGCGTAGGCCTTCAGGAGCGCGTCCTGATGCGCGGCAGTGACTATGTAGAGCTGTGCGCTCAGGCCGTGCAGGCGATCAAAGCAGGCAACTCCCCGCGCATTGACGGATGCATGCTGTACACCGAGGGGCTGCGCACGGGCTATGGAAAGGCGACTACCGAGGTCGTCATGCAAGGAGCCCTCTATCACGTGTCACCAGCTGGTGATGACTGGGAGGGCGCGCTAAATTCCCCGTTCTACGACAAGCTCAAAGCCACAATGACCCGCTGCGACCTGGCCGAGTCTACTCCAGCCATGGCTCAGAAGCTTTCTGCGTACGTGCAGGCTAAAGGAAAGGGCGCAGACGTAATGGCCTCGATCTTCTACAACTTCTTAAAAGACAACTACTCGGGTTGCAAATAATGGCAACTGCGCTCTCCGTACTGTCGAAGATCCTGTGGGTTCTACTGGCCCTTTTCGTCGGCGTATACGTGCTCAACTTCATCTTTGTTGGTGAGGCCCTAGCAACCTGGGATTTCTACACATGGCTAGCACACGGCATCGTAGTTTCGATCTGGGCATTGCTGGCCTTTGCTCTGGGTTTTGGTGCCAAAAAGCTGCGCTCCAGGGCTGCCTAAGCGCCAGGCTTCAGCTCTACAGATCGAACGAACCCTGTGTTGTCGTAGATATCCAGACGGTCGCCACTGATCTCGTAGCTAATGCCTAGTGGATCGTTCTTCATTAGCCGGTCGCCGCGACGAGATAGCGGGAATTCAGCACGATAGCCGCCGCTGGCAATCCAGATCAGCTTGTAGTTGTCACCATGTCGCTCAATAGTCGTCGTGGCACCCCCGGCCCCGCCGGCAACACCAGTCAGTTCCCCACGCATAGGCCACGCATGCCGCATTAGGATCATTAGGATCATTAGGATCATTAGGATCATTAGGATCATTAGGATCGGGCGAACCCTGGGTGAGAAGAACGGCTCTAGGCAGCCACTCTGCTATGTCGACAGCCGGCCTAATAAATTAGCACCGCCCATTTACAGCGATAGCTGCACCTGTGATTGCACTAGCCTCCTGAGAGGCTAAAAATACGATCACATTAGCGACCTGCTCTGGCGTAACCCAGCGGGTGGCATCCGCATCAGGCATATCGAGGCGGTTCTGCGGGGTATCGATGATCGATGGCATGATCGCATTGACCGTGATGCGCTGATCTTTCAACTCTTCGGCCAACGCCTCCGTAAGGCGCATCACCCCGGACTTTGCTGCAGCATAGGCCCCCATGCCTAGGCTGGCCTTACTGGCCGCTCCGGCTGCAATGTTGATAATGCGCCCGGCTTCGGCTTTCTTCAGGTGTGTCAGCGCGGCCATGCTAGCCGTTGCGGCAGTGCGCACGTTCATTTGATACATCAAATCCCAGGTCGCAAGATCGCCGCCCTCGATGGTCTCCCAGCGAAAACCACCCGCCACGTTGATGAGCGCATCTAATCCTTGAAAATGCTGCTGCACCTGCTGCATTGCACAATTTGCCATGTGCAGATCGGTTAGATCGACCGCGCCGATAAGCAGTTTTTCAGAGCGCGCCGTGTCGGCCAGGGGTCGCGGCACGCTGGCCTGATCAATCAGGGCCACCCGCCAACCATTGGCCGCGAACGCCTCGCCTACCGCTATACCTAGACAACCGAATCCACCGCTAATTGCGACTACTTTACTCACGCTTATTCTCCTTGAAGTGGACTACACCAGGGCTGCACTGAGCACTGAGCCCCGGCACGAGTGGTCAGCTAGGTTGCCACTATTGCCGTGCAGAACCTGTCGCCGAGCCGACAAGTGGGCACAGTCAAGAGTGCTAACTTGCCTGGTCGCTGAGTCGCTGAAAGCCATCAGCCGCTCAACTTTCTTGAGTCGAGAGAAAAGGATCGCGCGCAATGAATCTGATCGTGTTTGCCATACCGATTTTTTTAACCACCACCTTGCTGGAAGCATGGCTGGCGCACCGCCGCGGGCTAGCGGCGTATTCCATACCTGATGCCATCAGCAGCTACCAATATGGTCTATTGAGCCAGGTGGTTGGGGCGTTCACCAAGTTGGCGAAACTGGGCGTTTACACTCTGGTATTCGAAGCCTACCGCGCCACGACCTTGCCTAGCGATAGCCTGTGGGTATGGGTCGGAGCCCTTGTGGCCTACGACTTTTTCTACTACTGGCATCACCGTATGAACCATGAAATTGGCTTGCTGTGGGCCGGGCACGTATCGCATCACTCTTCCGAGTACTTCAACCTGGCAACAGCCTTACGCCAGTCCTCGACGAGCGCACTTCTGGGCTGGATATTCTATCTACCGATGGCAGTGGCCGGTGTGCCGCCCAGCGTGTTTGCCGGGGTGTTGCTGATCGACTTGCTTTACCAGTACTGGGTGCATACCGAGGTAATTGGTCGTTTGGGCTGGCTTGATCGCATCTTCGTCACACCCTCAAACCATCGCGTCCATCATGGGCAAAATGACTACTGCATGGACACAAACTACGGGGGCATTCTGATTCTCTGGGATCGCCTATTCGGTACCTTCGCCGAGGAGCGCAAGGACGAGAAGGTCATCTACGGCGTGCGCACACCGTTGCAGAGCCTTAACCCATTCTGGGGCAACATGCATTACTACATTGAGCTCTGGCAGAAATCCAAAGCCACCCCGGGCTGGCGGGCTAAACTTGGCGTCTGGCTGGCACCACCTGGTGGCTGGCACGATGAGGCGAGCGAGCCTTACGAGCCGTCGCAGTTTAAGTATTACGATCCGTGTACACCCGATGCGGTCAAACGCTATGCGGTAGTGCATCAGGTGCTTGCAATGTTGTTCCTCATGCATTTTCTGACGCTAGTCAACACCTTGCCGAAGACCTTACTGGCACTCTACGCCGCTGGCTTTGCCATTTCGGCAATCTCTCTCACGTCACTATTGGAAGGACGTGCCAATGCACGGCGTTTTGAGCAGTGCCGTGTCATAGGACTGGGCATTGCCTTTGCTGCTCTACCTGACTGGTTCGGTTTTAGTATGCCCATCGCACTCAAGCTGATGTTATTGGTTGTAATGCTAGGCAGCGCTGCATGGCTCAGCCGCACTTCCTTCAAACCTGCTGCTTTGTGGACTTCCCAATGAATGCCGATGCCATTTCCGACTTGATCTTGGCTGTGGTTGCCTTTTCCATTGCCTTTGTCCAGCTGCGCCAGCGCCCTGCTCTAGCCATTGGTTGCGGCCTGATCGGCCTGGCGGCAGCGATTGGTACACTGCATTACCAGTATGGTGAGTTGTTCGCCGGCCCACATCGCTTTACCGGCCTGGTTGCCGCCAGCGCAGGTTTCCCGCTGCTGGTCATTGCACTGCGCTGGCCAGATGACTCTGTTGCTCAGCGCATCACGGCCGCAGGGCGCTTCGCGCTCTTGGTTGGGAGCTTCGGGGTGGTGATTAGCGTGTCGGGATTTGACACCTGGCGCATGCTGGTGCCTCTTGGCTCTGTCTTGTTAATCTGTGCCACAGCCTTAGTGACGCGGCGGGTAATGCCACTCGGGGCGGCGCTAGTGTTCATCGTTAGTCTAGCGGCCGGTGCAACCGGTGAAGAGATGCTCGGACCGCTATCTGGCATCCAATGGCTGCACTACTTGCTGTCTTTAGCCCTGCTGCTGCTGCACCGGGATAGGGTGGTGCCGCTGTTAGCTGCGAGCCGTTAATTCGGCTTCCCCTGCATCCCATATCTTGGGAAACTGTCGAATGTGGTTAAGACCCAACATCGATGTTTCCAAGGTTTCCAAATGCAAAACATAGATGACGCAGCCCATCAGACAATCTACCGCCTGCGCGAGGCAGATGACTGGTTCGCAAGCTTGCCGGGGGAAGTGCAAGACAAAATCATCCAGTCTTCCGTATTGCGCCACTATCGCAAAGGGCAGGTGATCACTGCCCAAGGCAGCCGACCGACTGCAGCCTCAGTAGTGCTTGAGGGGCGCGTGCGGGTTTCGCGGCTGCTATTCGAGGGTGAGGAGAAGCTTTATATGATTGGCGAGAGAGGATTTTGGTTCAACTTCCTCGCCCTGATTACAGGCGAAAAGGCCGATGTGGCTGTGATCGCCGATACCAATGTGCAATTACTAATGCTGCCTCTGCAGCAATTCGAGCGAATCCTTGAAGAGGAACCTCTCTATTGCAAGGCAATTACACTTTTTATTGCCAAGCGCTATGCCGCTTTTATGCGGCACTTTGCCGATGGCCAGATGATCGTGCCGCTGCAACGGCTGCGTACAGGTTTAGCAGAACTGTTGTTGCTGCAACCACAGGCAACAGGCTCTGAGGAAGTTATTTTGAATGTTTCTCAGGCGGATTTAGCCTCCATACTTGGTTCTTCCCGCCAGACTATCAACGGGCTGCTAAAACAACTGGAAAAGGCGGGACTGATTAAGATCGGTTTTCGGCATATTCGAGTAATTGATCCAGCTGGGCTTTCTGAGCACGCGGCTAACTGAGCCGGCACTAATCTCGATGTAATTTTCGCAGGGCCGAGTGCATCGCTGTTGATCATGAGTGGACTCACCACCTGACTTCATCAGTACCACCTGACCACAATGCTAGAGGTGAACCGGCTTGTCGAACCATGAGCCCAAAACTCCCTGCTTATCGATGCGCTTCTGTGCTGAAAATGCATAGCTACTTATAATGCTGCACGCCACGGCGGCCAGAATTGCCGTAATCGTGATCAAGATAATCTTGGCGCTGACTAGCATTTCATTCTCCAGTGGCATTGGAATTGGCTATTTCTGCGCTAGATATTGAGATCGTCTTCAAGTTTTGAGCGCAAATAGATGGCGTATTCTTGGCGTTCTGGGTTTTTTACATAGATATCAGCTAATACATCGCGAAACTCAGCGAAAGACTGCTTATCGAGAGTGTTGTGGTACCCGAATTCCTTAATAAAATCGAAGTAAGCACGGATATTAATCTCCCCGTAATCCGCAAAATATTTCTTCTTTTTTTTGGAGTTGTGCCTGTGCTCAATTGTAAATAGCAGGAACTTCGCTTCATCAGAGTTCAGTAGCCTGGTCATCTCAAGTAGCCTCTCTTGCCGCGAATTAGCACGGCATTAATACGCTTTCCGTGCTGAATCGTCTCTGTAATGTCCTGCTTTTGCTCTGTCGTGAGATGCCATCCACGATCATTTAAGTCAGTTTCAAACTGATATTGGCCATTAAAGTCTTCTGGGTTCTTCACCTGCACGACCTGGATTTGCTGCAATTCATGCACGGAATCAACGCCATTTTCATAGCCATCAACTAGGATTTCAGAGTCTTTTGGTAGCAAAAGCAGGGCGTCGATAAGGTCTTGAACGGTCATAAGCCAAGCTCCGCAGCTAGCAAATTTTCTGTGTATTTCTCTCGCAGATCGATGCGCCTGCTGCGTTTGATGACTGCTCGCATATACATTAGCGCATTGCCGAAGCTGATAAATGAGTAATACGGTTCTTCGTCAGGCACTTGAAAGCTGATCTTGATATCGTCGTGCGTCACTTTGACAGTCAGCAAGTGAATTTCTGCGCTGATTAGAGTCTCAAGATAGTCTCCAAGCAGCTCGCACATGTAGTCGATTTTGTAGCGGATTTCATGGCTCTGGCGTTTGCGCTCAAAGCTGAAAAGATCCGTTGGAACTAGACTCATAGCTCAAGATCTCTTTCAAGTTTCATTCGCATAAACACATGCAAATGGGTCTTTTCCGGGTTTCTTTCGTACTCGTCGCACAGCTTTTTTAGCGCATTATTCACGCCAATCTTCTCTTTTATTTCGCCGAATTCGCGTTCAAGGCCAGCAGCAATTTCATAAAAATGGTCTGGAAATTTGTATTGCTGGGCCCGGCCAAGATTGTAGTGAAAGAGAAAGGCGTAGAACTCGTTGTCTTCAAGAAGCCGAAGCAGTTTCATGTTAGCGCAATGCCTCAAACTGACAGATCTCTTTCAAGACGCATGCGATTGAAGATTTGTAGGTGTGTTTTCTCCGGGTTTTGTTCCAGATGCTGACAAAGCTCGTCAATTGCCTGATCAATTCTCATTGGTTTATCGAAACTTTCTGGCCCAAATTCCATCAGCATTGCGTGAATAATTAGCTCAAAAAGCTCTGGAATATGACGGTCTGGCCAGTAACCGCGTGATACGCACATACATAGCTCAACGAATTCCAACTCATTCACAACCGCTGGATGTCTCATAGCCCCAAATCCCCCTCTAGCTGTTCTCGCAGATACTTTGCCAAGTGCTTCTTCTCTGGATTTCGTAGATATTCAGCGGCCATTTCATCTCGAATAACATCTTCTAGCGACAGATCTTCTGACACAAACAGCAAGCTTTGGGCTCTTTTGCTGCCAAACTCCAACTCATATTCGAAGTAGAGCTGGGCGTAGTCAGGCATTCTGGGGTTCCTGGTTCTGGTTTAGAATCAGCTCAAGAGGCAGGTCAATCAGCATGCTTTCGAAGTCTTTGAGCCATGTTCTTGCTGGGTTTTGCCAGTAAATCTCGCAGACTTTCAGCGTGAGAATTGCTTCGAGCTCGGGTGATTTGAGAGCAAATTGCTTGGCTTCATAGTCGTTTCTAGCGCCGTGAAATGGTGCCAGCTGGTTCAGCAGCTCCAGGTTTGACGAGCCCGTCTCTCTGCGTGCTGCGCTCAATACCAGGTGCCTGCGTGCGTAAACAATGGCCTCACGGCGTCTCATGAGCTGCTGAAAATTCTCGCGCATGTCAGATCTCCAGTTCGTCTCGCAGTCGCTGATATAGGTACTTGCGCAGATGCTCTTTGCTTGTATCTTGTAGATAGATATCAGTCAGGCCTTTGATAACATCGGCGTATGACTCGCACGCGTGCAGATCGCCGCCTTCGTTTATGAAGTGCTCGCAAGCAATGATCTCTTTGACAAGCTTTCGCGACGGCAGACCGACGAAAAACAACTTCTTAAAAAGAGGGAAGTTCGACTCAGCATCTAAGTCATAAATGCCATTGTGCTTGCCGTCGCTAAGAACTCGAATATGATGCATGCCAATAGCCTTTCAGTTGTGCGAAGCTGACCGAGGTTTTTAGCTAAATGCCAAGTTCTCTTTCGAGCTTAATGCGCATAACTCCAGCCAGATGCTCTTTGCTCGGATCTTCAAGATACTTTGCGCTCAAAGCCTCAATCATCTCGTCAATCTCCAGCTGCGCTTGAGAGTTAAAGTCATGCTCAACCATCCCAAATTCCAGCAGATAGGCATCTAAAACGACTGCAAAATAGTCAGGAAATTTCCCTTTTTTATGGCCGTATACACGCTGAAAGACGTACATAGTGAAGTCGCATGACTCAATTGTTTTGCTCCAGTTTTCACTCACATAGCTTTTCATGTCACAATCCCAGATCGTTTGTTAGCAAAAAGCGCTTGTCTTCGAGACTGGCTTTTTCGCGAGTGAGTCGTTTTCGAGCTGCTTGCATGCCCAGGATTAAGGCTTTTTCTGTAGATATTTCGAGCGTCCCGCCCGCGTGATGAATGATAAGTGTGTATTCATTTCGGCTTCTTTCGAGAGTGAAGTCCTGAATCTCGTAGTCGTCGTGCTTTTCTTGAAGCACTTCTGATACATAGTCGTCGAAATAGCGGGCCGCTTTGCGCACTCTAGCTTCGGCTTTCTCGCCAGCAAAGTGCAGAAAGAGCAGGGCCTGACGTGTCCATTTCAATGCATTGATCCCCAAAAGCGGCGTTAATGACACTTTTTAATGAGTTATGGATCAGATGGAAAGCTTGTTGGATAGACTTTGGACGTAGTACTGCCGCAGATTCTCTTGAGACCTGTCTTGCATGTATGCTTCAGAAAGCCTGTCAGTGAGCGTTTTTATGAGAAGAATGGAATCGTCATGGCTCATAAAAAACCTGATGTTCTTGCTGTCCAGTCTTTTTAGAGTGCGGAATTTGCCCTGATTTGACTCATCTGCCGGGCAGGTAAAGAAGTGATATAGATCCAGGTCGGCATCTACAAAGTCAGGCTCGCTAGTGATGTGCGCGATGATGCCGGAGAGCACGTTAGCGCCAAGAACGGAGCTTGCGGCCTTCAGAATGGCCTGAACTTCGTCGTATCTGTAATCGATAGTCACTGAGATGGCGTCCGCTTGGGGCTACGGACACCCCATTGTAAGGCATCTCTTGTCCGTGTCTACCCCATTTTGATGTCAAATCCTGTCGCAGGAATGGCGCTTATGATGTCGATCTTGCGATTGAAAGCGGCCTTTATGATGCGGTTTATAAAAAATAACTTGCATTGAAAAGGAGACCCCATATATTCGAAATCCTCAAAACAAAGGAGCATCACAATGTCCCGTCTTGCTGAATTCCGCGCACTTGAAGCTCAGATCGCTGAGGAGCTGGCTCGTCTTGAGAGCATGAAAGCTGATGAAAAGCTGAAAGCTGAGATGGATTTTGAGCGCAAACTGACCGCGCTAATGGCTCAGTACGATAAGAGCTTGCGCGACGTGATCATGATTCTCGATCCGTACGTTGCTCGCGAAACCGCAAAAGCAAATGACGGCAAAGGCAATCGCAAAGCTCGTGCGGTCAAGATCTACGAGCATCCGGACACGAAAGAGCGCATCGAGACCAAGGGCGGCAACCACAAGACCCTGAAGGCATGGAAGGAGGAACATGGCGCTGAGATGGTCGAGAGCTGGCGAGTACAGTAAGATCGCGGGCTTTTTGTGCCTGGCCTGGGGCAATCCTGGGCTGGGATGGCTTATGTATGGGGTTTTTGGTGTGAACGATATTAAAAGAGCTGCTGCAAAACGACTTGATAAAAAGCTTAGATTGTCTGGTTACTTTTTAGAGCCTGGCCAAGATTCTGTACCCATGTCTGAAGTCTGGCTGTACAGCTGCAATGTCAAAGATAAACAAGTCCGTCAGCGCGCATCTTTTCAACTTACTTTCAATGTTTACAAAGATGTACTTAATAAAAGTGAGTATCTTTACACTCCGCTAGACGAAGATGAACAATATCTTCTGAGTGACCTCTATCAGCGATACGACAATGATGCAAAATCTGTCAGCGCAGTTGATAAACAAATTTTGTCACTCTTATTGCTTAGAATCTCGCTTTCTTTAAAGTTTAATTACGATGAAGAAATTGTGAATGGAACACACTTTGTTGTTCTTGATGTAACTCAAGGGCAGGGGCCGGGATTTATGGTGTGCGGATATGCTATGACGGGTCTTCATTATATTGCACCGAACGACGAATTAATTCAGACGACGGTAGATTTCTTGGATGGCGCTAAATGTCTCCAATAACCCGGCACGCGCCGGGTTTTTATGATCCGCACAAGCTGCGCTGCATGCGAGTTTCGAAAAACCAGAAAAAACCAGTGACCAGGGGCAAGCAGACTTTGAGCGTGACGCGTAGTATGCCTCTACTTCTATTATTATAGAGATGGGAGTGAGTGTAGCTCGTGGACGGCGTGGTGTTTCTCGGTTATCCAAAGTATAGATCTTGGCCATAAGGCAACCTCTGGCTTTGAAAAACTCTTAATCAGCGAAGCTAGCTAACCCAATATCCCCTCCAGCTTTACAACTCCAGCTAATCAGTTATACGGCAATTTCAGTAGTTGACCGTGCACCAACTCTATTCTTACAATAGAGATATAACAACAATAATAAATGGTGCAACATGAAACACATCTACATTGACAGCCTGTCAATTGAAACTTCCCGAGCTTGTGCTTTGTATTTAGTCGGCGGTTTCGACTCAGAAAAGAACCATCTTCCTGCTCTGCCAATCTTGCGCCCACCACTTAAAGAACAGCTCTATGACGTCTGTGCGCTCGCAGAAGCAGGCGACTACGCATCTCGCAGATACATTGAGAACTTGATCATTCAAGAGCTTTTCAAAGCTGATGAAGTAATCATTGGCCATACGCACTATCACTTCGACATCAAGACTTTCAATTCGCAGCGAGCAATGGACTTTCTCGTGTATGAAATTCTTGCGCAAGTTAATGAAGACTAACCAAAACTAACTAAGCGTCAATATTTACTTCGCCAAGGATCATCTTTATTCTGTAATCAAGAGTTGAGAGAAACTCGACAGCAAGAATAAGGGTGATCAACATGAGTACAAAATTAATCGGCGCAGAGATAGTCAAAGCTTTCAAAGCCCAGCGTCCCGCAGACATCTTCAACACCTTCCACGAGCTCGACGGCTTCGCTCAGATGCATGCTCAGGCAAACGTCCTGGAAGCCCTCAGGAAGCTCGAAATGCACGAAGCCAAGCGCAGCAAAGCCATGGAGCTCACACAGCCTCAAATCGACTGCTACAAAGCCCTGGCGGCCTGCTTTGGTGCCAAATTCGTGCTCTTCGAAATAGCTGACTATCCAGTTCTTGCAAACGCCGAAGCCATTAAGAAGCTGCTGATACATGTGAAGAGAGAAGACCGGGATCTCGTGATAGACCGCTTCTTTAAATTAGTGCTTGCTGGGAATTTTGAGCTTGCGCGGCTGTTGTTTAAGTGGATTCAGCGCGTAGACGATACTTCCGAGATCGATTTCGGGTCATTGTTTAACTACATCGCTAAACTGACAGATGCGGAAAAGCTCAAGATAGTCTTGTTCTCACAGTTCTTATAAAAAGCCAACAAAATTCCCCAAACCGTTTTTTCACTGTTGTATACTAGTCATATAACAACAAAAACAAAGAATCCTTGGGGGATTTAATGCAACACGCTAATGCTTTTATTGTTCTCCGCGCCTTTGGAGACGAAGAAAACCCTGAGTCTGGGACTCAAAATACTTCGATCACTGACACTCCTGAATTCCAAGAAGCACTAAAAACTCACTTGGCTCAGGCTCTGGAACGCGAAACTTCCGGATTGAAAAGCAAACTTTCAGAAGTACTCGGAGAAAAGAAAAAGACTCAAGAGCAGCTCAATGCAATTCTCGCTCAGGCAGAAGATGAGCAAGATCAAGCAGCTCTAAAAGCTGGCAAGCTAGATATGCAGGCACTTCTCGACAAGAAAATCGCTGCGCGCGACAAGTCATGGGAAGACCGTCTTAATGCCGAACTGAGTGAAAAAGAAGAACTGCGCAAAGCAGTTGAAGCCGAGCGGGGCCGATTGAAGTCGTTCCAGATCAAGCAGTTTGTTATCAATGAAGCCCTGAAAAACGAATTTTTTCACGCGACTGCCGCCGAAGATCTAGCAATGATTGCATCTGGCGTTTGGGACTTGACGGACTCCGGAGATCTGGTAGCTCGCGACAAAGACGGTAATATCGCGCTAGGCAAAACTGGGCGTGCGCTGACTGCAAAAGAGTGGATTGAAGATCTGCAAAAGACACGTCCGCATTACTTCAAAACTATGTCCGGGTCTGGCAGCAAGCCTGGTCAAGCTGGTGTGACTAGCATCTCTCGTGCCGAGTGGCAGCAAAAAATCGCAGCTGCAAAGCCCGAAGAGCAGAAAGAATTGATGATGAAGCGCACAAAAGGCGAGATCGTTATCAACTAAGAATCGCCCATCGAGGCCCTTCCGTGGGGGTGCAAAGCCCCCATTTTAAAGTTGTCTGGGACAACAAACAGAGACTCTGTGAGTCCTGATCTGCAACAAATACCAAATAAAAACAATAATAACAAAGGTAGTTTTACTCATGACTCACAATCAAAATCTGGTTGTTTTGACCGCTTTCGGTAACGATTTGGAAGCCCTGGTTAATGACACCGTTCTCCCACTGGCCATGTCGCGCCTTCGCGGTCAGCTGACAATGCCGAAGCTCGTAACTGTTGACACTGCTGACGAAGCAAAGCAAGTCGGTGAAACAATCCGCGTTCAGAAGCCAATCTCATTTGCGCAAGCAGACGAACACGGCGAAAGCTCTTCGGCTACAGACCTGAAAGCCGAGAAGGTCGACCTCAAGCTGAGCCGCCACATCTATAAAGAATTCCGCATGAGCGACCGCGAGTTCTCCGGCACTATGCCTGGCACTATCCCAAGTGCACTTGAAGGCGCCGTTGACGTGATCGCCGAAGCTGTTAATGCCGCGATTTTTGCGATGGTTAACGAAGTTTCTGCGTATTCAGGTGTTCTGGATTCGGCAAATGAGCGCAGCAAAAACGATCTTATCGCTGCAAAAACTGCTCTAGACGTTGCAAAAGTTGGCAAAACTGGACGCAACCTGGTGCTGAGTTCGATCTCGGAAGGCGAGCTGCTGAAAGTATTTACCGCTGGAAACGATCAAAATGCGGAAAAAGAGGGCTTCATTGGTCGCCGTTTCGGCTTCGATACGTACTCTGACATTCAGTGCGATGATCACGTTGCTGGTACTGCCAGCGCCGATGCCGCCATCGTCACTGCAATCGATACCGCAGCTGGCAGCATGATCATCGTTGTTGAAGGTGCAACTGCCGGTGCAACGATCAAAAAAGGCGACATCCTGACAGTCTCTGGCCAGTCCTTCGCTGCCGCAGAAGACGTGGTTCTAGCCGGTGGTACTGGCGCTGTAGCAGTAACCAGCCCAGTAAAAGCTGCAATCGCTGACGGCGCTTCTGTGAAAGTTGCTGGCACACATCGCGGCGACGTTGCTTTCACTAAAGACGCTTTCGTGATCGCTTTCCGCCAGCTCCAGAATCCAACCGACGCTCCCGGCGTTACCGTTGGCCAGATGACTGACCCAGAAACCGGCATCAGCCTGCGTCTGCTCAGCTGGTACAACCCTTCGACCGAGAACACCCACTGGAAGCTTGAGACCCTGTTTGGCGTCAAAGCTGTAGCTCCAGAGCGTGCCATCCGCGTTGGCGGTCACTAAGAAATCGGGGCCTCCGGGCCCCTTTTTCCCCTCTAATTCTTAGATTCGAGAACAAAAAGATGTCTGGAATCAGCGTTTCTAGAACAAACGACGGCGAAGCCTTGCCAATTGTGAGCCCAGGAGCTCGCATTGGCGGTGGTCTTTTGGCCGATAACACAACTGTTTTGGTATCAAATCCAGTGCAGGGCACCGCTATTTATCTGTTCTGCAAGTCTGTAATTCACGTGGGCGAAGGCACTGTTAGCGCAGATTCGGCTCCGATTGATGCCCGTGGCGGTGTCTATTTAGATGTAAACCGCAACAAATCCATTGCCGTAAAGCTGCTTGATGGCGAGCCTGCGGCAGAAGTGTGGATGCACGAAGTCAGATGAACCTGGTCGGGCGCTTCCTGCTTTCTACGTCCGTATATCACCTGCGGGCGGTCGCCTCGATTCCTGGCTTGCCGGAGGATTTGGGCTATGAAGTGATCGTTAACCCGGACGGCTCGATAACGGTCGGGGGTGAAGCGCCTGCTGGCAGTGAGATCGTTGTGACGTGGCCTGACGGTGGCGTTGTTGAAGTGATCGTCGACGAGACGGAGAGCTGGTCTGAGACTTCTCTGCCTGATCAACCTTCTGGCGAAGCCGTGGTTTCGATGGTGTGGAACTTTGTGCAGTTTGCTGATGGGGCTTTTGAGCAGTTTGCTGACGGCAGTTTTGTAGTACCGGAAATTAATCTGATTACAAGCGCAATTATTATAGAGAGCGGCGGATTTGAAGTTACAGATAGCGGCGAATATATCCGGCTTGAAATTGTATAAAATGAATACTGACGGCGAATAATAATAAAATGACAAACTTAACTGTTTCTGAACTTCCTGATTTTTCTGGTGACATGTCTATGCGAGTGCATGCGCATAAGCCTGGAACATCCGCGTCTGTAGCTCTCGAATTCTTGACAAAAGATGCGATTAAGACTGGTGATATTACTCTTAAAGTTACAGGCAATTATCCTGATTATTTGAAGTGCGATGGTCTGTATTACGAAACAAGCGCGCATCCTGATCTTGCGAGCAAGCTAAATGGGCCTGGATTTGGCTCTCTAATGACGGGTCTAAATCCTAATTCTGAGAAACGGTTTGGCACTTTTTCCATCAAAGACATTAAGAGGCGGGGTAATGTTGTAGTTGCAATTAGTGATATGGATGAGGTTTTTATATACAGGGGCGGAGTGAAAGTCCATCACTCTATTATTATGCCAGCCAGGATTTTTAAGGGCAAGTTCGGCATCTATATTGAAACAAGTTTTGGAGAGCTTTACAGTGTAGGTGCGTCAGAACTGATGATTCAGCGACCGTTTTTCGGAACCGTTGTCGGTGTCGTTCACTCTGAAAATATCGGTCTTGATGTCATTTTTACAAAAGATGGCACTACCATTTATGTTGATACTATTGCAGAAAGCGACACTAACGCCGTCAATTTCGGCTCAGCTGTCATTGATATCAACTCTGATTTTAAAGTGATTTCTGGTAGTGGATATGTATATGCGAAGATGAACGGAGATGCGGGCGAAGGTATATATCAATTTGGAATAATCCAGGGTTTTGCCCTTAATTCACTCCTTGTTCGCACTGTAACAGCTGCAAGCTGGTCTATTTTTGCTGGTGAATCTAGATACTACATGCTTGAAGATGGTGTTCTTAAGAGCTCCAGCTGGGGTAACTTTGACTTCACGGTGTTCTCAAATCCCTCGACTTCTGTTGCAGATATCGTGCACGTTGATAACTTTCTGTGTATAAAGCAAGACTCCAGCACTCCCTTCTTGTTCTCATTTGACTCAGGCGCTACATGGTCTGATAGCCCAACAATGCCATCATATGCCGCGATTGATGCCGACAAACTTGGTGTTGTGCTAGCGGGAGATTACGGAACCACCGGATCAATTTACAACCAGGCCGGCTCAATTCAAGAAAATTCATTCACATACGTTAGCGATGTTCTATTTAACACCCCCAAAATTGACTCAGAGTATGAGTACTTTGACTACTACATAAAGAGATAAAAGATGCGCGCATATTACGACAAAAACACGATGCATGTAATCCGCTTCTCTGAATCAAACGGCGACGGTGATTACGTAGAAGTAGAAGATACTGGTGCCGTTATCAAAAGCTTAAATGCTGGTTTAATTCCAACCATAAAAAATGGCTCGTTACTCTTCGTTTCAGACAGGGCATCGCTGTATAAACGAATAAGGGAGCGTAGAACACAGCTACTTAAAGAAGCTGACGCGTACAGAAACAAGCTTTTTGATCAAGCGTTACTTAGCGGCGCAGAGCCCGCAAACGAAGATCTTGTTGCAGTTGCGACATACAGACAGCGGCTCAGAGATATCGTTGAAACTAGTGCACCTGAAAATATAGTTTGGCCGCAAAAGCCATGGTAACTAAGATGTTATAATTACAGAAAGCCGACAAAGAGAATAAGAAATGGCGATCAACGGTAAGAAAATATACGAACAACCATCTTGGAATGGCGATAAAAGCATGGTCATTCACGCCCAAAAGCCCGGCACTTCCGAAGCTATTTCAGTTCAAAACATCCTCGATTTAGTAGCTGATTTGATACCAAATACAACCGGCGACATCGTTCTGCGGCCAGACGGTGTTTACGAAGATGCTGTTGATATGAGCTTGCCGCTCGATGCGGATATGTATCCTGAGCTGGCGGGGATTTATGGTGAGAGGACTGCCGGGCTGGGTGTTGCCAGCGCTGTGCAGATGCCTTCGGCTTTGACTTCTGTAACTCGTATTTTGCGCATGGGTGATGAGTACCTGGCTGAGAGCGCGGACGGCAAGATCCAGTATTTTTCGGCGGGTTTTTCGTACGTTTTTGATTCTGGTTTGCCGCGCACTGGCGATTATTTCTTCTGCATTTACAAGAGCAAGCGCTGTTTTTATGCGTTGGTTTTAGACGGCACTAACGTCAAAGTCATGGCTATGACTGGTGGGGCAGTTGTCGATACTGGCATTGTGTTTGCTCAGTCTGCTTTCCCGTCTTACCTCGCTTCCGCGCCGCTAGCTTTCTTCGTTGAATCAATGGCTGGTTTCGATATCTTCATGACTCGCGGAGATTCGTTCTTAAAGAGGAAGATAGATGCGGTTTCTCATGTTGCCACACCGATTGTTTTTGCTGATTTATGGGTTGAATCTGGCGCGGAATTGATTAGATCAGTTGCAGGAAATGGATCTCGGGCGTTTGTTTGCGGCGCAAATAGTGCGTACGTTAACGGGATTTTTGAACTAAAAGTTAACCAGAATGGTGAAATTTATCCTGAATTGGTTATTCAAGAGGGCTCGCTCTATTCGCTTGCTGCTAATTCTTTTCAAGTGTTGGCATACAAGGTTTCTTCGTCGGATGCCTTCGTCATTAATCTTTCAGGCACTACTTATGAGGCATTTACGTCAGCACCTGTTGGCGGATACATGCCATCAGAAATTGTCGATCTTGAAATGAATGATTCCGGTGTTGTTTTGTGCGACAAGGGTTCGATGATTTCGTTTGACTCAGTAAACTTTGCGAAGTACGACAGTGAAGCAGGTGTGACTGTTATTGACTTTGCTACTTCTCTTGACGATAGCGGCATTACTGTAGAAAAGAACTCTGGATATATAGATATCGCATTCGATTCCGTTGTAGATCTGCCGCAAATTAGTGCGCCAAACGGTCTGAAATATTTCATCAAGACTCGATAATTGCACTAAATTCAAGTGTTATACTGATATAAATAGCGCTCTGCAAGAAGCGCGATGACTAATAATAAGAACAAGAAATGTCGCCAGCTCATCAAAACCTTCAAGACATTACCGTCGAAGTCGTAAAGTCAGCCCCTCCGGTTACTGTATCTGCCGCAATGCTAATGGGTATTTCAATTCAAGACTGGGCTGTAATACTGACTGTCATTTATCTTGTTCTCCAGATTTTCTTTCTATTGAAGCGCGAACTAAAAGCGAAGAAAAAGAAGGGAGAGGAGAGCGGAGATGCTACGTAAACAACTCGCTGCTGCCTCAATCACTGCCACAATTGCTGTTGCTACTCCGGTCGTCATGTACTTCGAAGGCAATAAACCAAGCGCGTATCTCGATCCAATTGGCATCCCTACTGTCTGCTATGGGCACACGAAGACTGCAAAGCTTGGGCAAAAAAAGACCGATGCTGAGTGCCGCCTGCTTTTAGAAAAAGACTTGGAGCTAGCTCTTTCTGAAGTGGATCGCCTGGTTAAGGTTGAGCTCCCAGCAGAGCGCCGAGCCGCCCTCACTTCTTTTGTCTACAACCTCGGCAGCGCCAAGTTCGCTAAATCCACGATGCTGAGCATGCTGAACGCCGGCGATACACGTGGCGCATGCGCCGAACTAAGTCGATGGGTTTACGCTGACGGCAAGCAATGGCCGGGACTCATTAAGCGCCGTGCTGAAGAGCGCCGGTTGTGCGAGATCGGCCTATGAGCAAGTACCTGATTGCGGTCATTGCCGGGCTCTGTGCTGTGCTGCTCGTGTTTGCGCTCAAATCGAAAATAGAGCGGCTTGAGAACGAGCTGGATCTGGCCCAGGAAAGGGCGTTGGAGCTTGAGTTTCTGGCGCAGAAAGCAGGCGAAAAGCTGGCCGCTCGTGACGAAATTGATAAGAAACGTGCGCAGGAATTGAGCGATGCGAGAGAAGAAATTAATGGTTTGCGGGCTGATGTTGCTAGCGGTGCTAAGCGGTTGCGCGTCAAAGCAGTCTGTCCAGCTAGAGTGCCAGCCGCTGCCAGCACCCCCGGCGTGGATGATGCAGTCGGAGCCGAGCTCGATTCAGCTGCTCGACAAGATTATTTCGCCCTCCGTGAGCGAGTAATCCTGACCGAAAAGCGCCTGGCTGGTTTGCAGGAATACGTTAAAAACGTCTGCCTTGAGGGGCGTTTCTGATGTTTAAGGTCGACGTAACACGCCCCAAGGACTGGAAAAAGCGACAGAAGAAGAGCCCGGTAAATGCCCAGATCAAGCACCAGATTCAGCTGCGCGGGCAGTACACGCGCATTGCACGACAGGCTACTCAGTATCTGAAAGACATGCGTGGAGCAGTGAAAGAGCTGCTGGATGAAGCCGTTGATGCCCAGAACTGGAGGTCTGCTAACAGCCTGGCGCGCACGATGGGGAATATTGACCGCCAGGTGCGTGATCAGTACGCGGCTATGGGTCTTGAGATTACTGATGAGCTTGCAGACCTAGCGAAGTACGAGATCGACCATGCCAGTAACGCGTTCGGCGGCACGCTGAGCTCGAATGATATTGACGAGAAGACGATCTACAGCCTGGTCACGGATGATCCATTCGACGGCAAGCTTATGGGCGAATGGCTCACTGAACAGCAGGTCGGTACTCAGACGCGCATCAAGCAGACGATCCGCCTTGGCATTATCAACGGCCTGGCGAATCAAGAGATCGTGAAGGCCGTATTGGGTGACGGTGAGCTGTCTTACAAAGTCGACGGGCCTTTCTCTAAAGCTCGTCGTCATGCCGAGGCCCTGGTGCGGACAGCGGCAGCTCATGTGACGGCCAGGGCTGATATGGCGGCTTTTGAGAATGCGGGGATTGAGAAGTATCGGATATCTTCGATTCTTGATAGTCGTACAACGCCAGTATGCGCAGCGCTTGACGGAAAGGTTTATTTAGTTAGTGATCCGAAGCGAAAGATTCCGCCGTTTCATGCCAACTGTCGGTCAACGATGATTGCTGTTTTTGATGATGATGAGCCAGGTATTGATCAGACTTTTGAGCAGTGGCTTATCGATCAGCCGGAAGAAGACCAGATACAAGTGCTCGGTTTTGAACGGCATAAAATGTGGCGCAGCGGTATTGCCATTGATCGCTTCGTTGATCTAGATACTGCTGAATTGATACCGCTTTCTGAGCTGCGTAAGCAACTGAAAGCAAGCTGAACAAGTTAAGAGTTTCGAAGAGCCAGAAGAAACTCCGCTAACTTCATAACGGCAAATGCCTGTCTTGTCCACGAGTCACGCTCGCACGGGCTAGACTCACACCCTTAGTAAAATAAGAAGAGAGAAAGGCATGGCCGAAGATTTGGTTTCTTCTGGTTTTGGAAAACTCTTATGTATGCAAGCTTGTTAGATTTTGAAAAAGCATTCGGCGCAGATGATGTCGTTGATGATGTTGGTCGCATGACTCAATGCCTGGAGCGTGCAACGCGTTTAGTAGATACCTATGCCCGGTCTGCTGGTCTAACTGTGCCGCTAACTGACGTAAACGCCCTGGCTGACGTTAAAGGCCCATGCCTGGACATCGCACGGTATTTCGTCTGGAACGACTCGAACAATGAAAAAATCAGGAAGCATTACGAAGACGCCATTAGCTTTCTAGAAAAAGTAGCCACCCGAAAGATCCTTCTGATCCCAACTGGCGCGCCAGTGGCCACAGGCGGCTTCGCTAACATCCGACTGATCAGGGGTTAATGCCATGCTCCCGATTTTAGCCCGCATGGCCGCACGCGCAGCCTCGTCTGACGCAAAAAAGCAGATAGAAATGCAGATCGACACGCGCGATCTAAAGACTCTTGCAGAGAAGATCAAGCGCCTTGGCCCGCACAATCAGCACATACGCAGCGGCTTAGAGAAGATTGGTACGCGCTGGGTGGCTCGAATCAAGGCCAACTTTCGCAATGGCGTAGACCCCTACGGCAACAAATGGGCCCCCATCCATCACCGCAAAGGCCAGCCGCTGCTCGATACTGGCCGCCTCAGAAACTCAATTAAGCACGACGTGCGCGGCATTGATATCTATCTAACTTCACCATTGATATATGCCGACACTCACAATAACGGACGCGGCGCAATTAAAAAGCGCAGATTCACGCCGGACAAAAGAGGCCTGCCGCGCAAATGGCTTGATGAATATGAGACAATAATGCTAGAGCACGTTAATAAAGCCCTGGAATAATATGTCCTTTACACAACAACTAGAATCAGTAAAAGAACTGATCGAATCCCTCCCAGAGTCCCCTAAAGTAGAGCTGTTCAACGGCGTATTCAATGACGACGTTCTTAAAACAATAAAGCTCGACGGAACTAGGCCTCATATCTTGATCGGATGCGGCGGCGGCCCTTTCACCCAGAACGCCCCAAAGCTAGAAGTTGAAGCCGCTTTCGCCGCGCTTGTCATCGGAAAATCAGACAAAACAGGGCAGGGTAATTCAAAAATTGCTACGGATTGCGCAAAGAATTTAGCAATAAAGATAAGCAAGTATCGCGGCAATCCTCAAATAAACACATCTTTGCCTATGTTACAATCAATAGAAGAACTATCGTCAGGCATGACTAACGGTCTTAATTACAGCGTTTGGGCTGTTGATTGGACACAAAAAATGGTTCTTGTTTGAGCTCAAATTAATACCTAAAAACAATAATAATAAAGGTAAACGCCATGGCTTTTGGTCAAAATTTTACAGATACAACTTATGGGTACATCGGTAACGGTGGCCTTCTCGCAGCAAAACTTGATGCAAATGATCGCCCTGTCGGCGGTTTCTTCAACCTGGGGCAGCTCAGCTCCGCTTCATTGTCGTTGAGTTCCGAAAAGGTCGAAATGCAGGACATGGTTTACGGCACCCTGGGCGTTGCTAAATCTAAGGTGATTCGTAACTCTGGCGAAGTGACCCTGAACTTAAAGTCGTTTTCTCCAGAAGTTATGGAGCTGGCCCTGTTCGGCGAAGTGACAAATGACATTGCTGAAACCGGCGCTACTTACACGACAAAAGCATACAAGGGACGCAGCATCGTAGTTCCAGGCGTTATTGCCGCAGTCACATCGATTACAGCAAATGCCGAAGTGCTTGATAAAGGTGTTGACTACGTTGTGTCTGACGGCTCGATTGAGTTCTTGAAGACTGGCTCTATCGTTGACGGTGACGACGTTACTGTTGTGTACGACAAAGCTGCTGTGCGCAGGATCGAGGGCCTTGTAAACACGGGCGTGAACATTATGGTCGTGTTCGACGGCAAGAATATTGCAGAAGGCGACACCCCTGTGAAGGTTACTTACCACAAAATTTCCCTGTCTCCAGCAGCTGCTCGCCAGCTCGTTTCTGCGGATTATGGCGACCAGGAAATCAAAGGAACCCTGCTAGCCTCCAAGGCCGTAAGCGGTACTGGCTTGTCGAAAATGTTCAAGGAAGAGCACGTTATCGGCGCATAACGAGAAATCACTGGTATACTCAAGCGATTAGCAAAAGGAGTATGCCAGTGTCTTTTTCCGTCGCGATTCCGCTTTTCATCTTCACTTGGTCTAACGAGCGCGTCAAATATGTGACTCTTCCAGGCGGCGAGTTGCCAAAAATTCAATATTCTGGCGATGCGAAATCATTCCATATCACAGTTGGTGACTACTTGAGTGAGTCACTAGCATCAACTCATCGTGTGCATTATCAGCAACTAGATGCGGTGCCAGTGCGGGGCAATACCGAAATTGCTATTCCGTATCTCGTGCTGTGCAAAGAAGATAACCTTAAGGCTGGCGTTGAGTTAGTTGATGTAGAGCGGATTTTTCCAGACTCTTTGCAGTACGGATGGAATGATGCAACTCAGAATTTGATTGAATTGATCGGGGGCTCCACCGCTTGTTTGAATATGCTGCCAGATGTTTTCAATAACCTGCATATCCGGCTAATTCACAATCAAATTGTTGGTAACGTTAATAGAATGACGTTGCAAAAAAGATATGACGGCACTGGTTATGCTGTGCAAACTGGAAACAAAATAAAAGGGAAAAAAGGACGTCAGCCAAATGAAATGCGGGTCGCTTTACACGGCATTCACTTTTTCGGTTCGCAAATAGCAATATCTGAATAAATCCCAAGGGGCCCCCGAGGCCCCTTTTTCTTTTTGAGCTCAAACAAAATCTTCTCAAGATCCTCCCTCATCTCTCTGCGCAGATCCAGAATCTCTTCTTCTGTCAGATGCCAAGGGTCTTTCACCGGTTGTTCGACACCGACCGACATTATTTGACTCTCGGCACTTTATTGGTGAAAGCAAAGGTGCTGTACGAGACCAGCTGCATGATGATGCCATTCGTTACTTCTTCATCATCGCAGTCAATCTGCATCATCTCCTGCATAGCCTGCCTTTCTTTGTCGCCCAGGGCTCGCGGGAAAAGAGTAAACGATAGGCAGTTGAACACGGTATCAAGTAGGTCAAGTTCATAGCCTGGTGTGCGCTCAGAAAAGAACATGTACTGCTCGACCACTTCATCAGGCATATCAATGCCGGCACTTCGACAGATCTTGGCACTTGCATACACAAGGTACTCGTCCCGTTCTTGTTGCGTCATATCCAACAGCGAAAGCATTTCCATTTTTTGCTCCAGAGTTTGAGCGCAAACAGACACTTTACTCAGCTGAGAGGTAAAGTCAAGTGATATAATGGCTTTATAACAACAATAATAAAGGCAATACCATGTCCCTTCTTGATCTAGTTACGCCATCAAAAAAGGTGGTTATTACCCAAGCTTTCGGTGGCAAGCCGGAAGTGGCTATTGAAGTTTTTGGGCTAACCACCGAAGACTTTATATTTCTTGCCGAAAAATACCCGCTGATTCTTGCCGAGGTTTTTCTCAGAAACGCAAAAGCAGAAGCACCATCGGCCCCGGATGTTAGTTTTATTTTGGGCCAGAGCGTAGACTTTATTGCTGCAATTATCGGATGTGGCTGCAAAAACCGTGATGCAATCGAGTGGATTAAAACTAAGCCGCTGGTTGTTCAAGCCGAACTTCTTACAGAGATTTTGGGGCTTACCTTCCCTGACGGTCTAAAAAAAAGCCTCGAAAAACTAGCTCCGACAATCTCTCTGCTGCTCAAAAAATAGCGGAATACGAACGCCAGCGAAAGAAAGAAGAGTCCGGGGAAGACCTTGAAGATTTTCTTGATGGCCTGGTGCTGATGTGCGAGTCGCTAATTAGTGCTGGCCACAATACGGAATTTCGCAATCCGTACAAATATTCGCTCCGAAATCTCTACAAATTAACCGAGATTCATCTCAAAAAGAGCCGCAATTTAATGCTCGGTGAGCTTATGACACATCACATGAGCCGGGTTGCTTGCGCTACTGGAGATGCAAAAGAGCTCAAAAATCTAATAGAAACAATGGCAGAAGAATAATAACAATGGCCGGAAATACAGTAATTAGCCTTATTCTGAAGGCAAAAGATGAAGCTTCAAGTGTCTTGACCGGGGCCGCAGCTAAGATAACGGCCTTGCTTGCCGCTTTTGCCGGTGGCGCTGCCATTCACAAAACTGTCGAAGATCTAACCGAATTAGACCGGGTCGCCCAGCGTCTTTCAATGACGACAGAGGCCCTTAGCGCTGGCCAGTTTGCTGCCTTCAAACTCGCAGGTGTTGATGCCGAGCAGTACGCGGATGCTATCACTGAAATCCGAATCAAAATGGAGGAATGGTCTTCGATTCAAGCTGGTGGCGCCACCGACTTTTTCGAAGTCATGAACGCTGACGTAAAAGAGTTCATGAAGCTCGACCCGCAAGAGCAGCTCTTAAAGATTGCGGACACTATGAAAGATATGTCGGCGTCCGCGCAGTTTACGTTTCTTGATCAGATTGGGTCTGATGCCCTGCGAAATCTGCTGCCTGCAATCAAAAATGGGAGTGCAGAATTCCGGAAAATGATGCAGGAAGCCGAGAGATACAACCAAGTCATCTCTAGCATCGATTCAAAAGCTATCAGAAGTTTGAACACCGAGTTCCAATCGCTTGGTCTTATCGCTAGCGGCACTTTCAAAAAGGCCTTTTCTGGCATCGCTCCAGAGCTTCAAGCACTTGTCGAAATCGTAAAAGATAAGATGCTTGGGATGGTTGAAGGGGTTAATTCGCCAATAAGTTCAATCGGAGAGACCTTTCTAAATGTCATCAAGGGCATGATCGACGGTGTCGATTTCGTTCTTAAGCTCAAGGATTCCTTCGACGTCGCTTTCCACGGCATGAAATCCGTTGTCCTGCTGTTCTCGGAAATCTTCCTGACTGGTATGCAAGCAATTGAGAACGGCGTAACAGATGCAATGAATTCGACTGAAAAAGTGCTGAGAAAAGCCCTTTCTGGATTCGTGCAGCTCATAAACAACGCATTTATCAAACCAATTTCTAGCGCATTGAAGCTGGTTGGGGCTGGAGATTTAGCTGGTCAGCTCGATAAAATTTCCGCTGCGGCCAGCGATTACGCCATTGCTCTAAACAACAAAGGCCCCGCATTTCAAGCTAGAAACATTCAGCCGACTATCGACAAGATCAAGGAATTAAGGGCTGAGTCGGACAAGCTGATCGGGGAAAACATCGATCTTGTCATTAATGGCACTGTCGATGCTGAGCAGCTTAAGAAGGAGATTGATGAAAAGGTCGCTGGCGTCAGAGCAGGCCTGGCTCTAAAAGTCGACATGGAGACCGAGGAGAAGAAGAAAGATCTAGCAAAGGGCGGTGATGCGAAATTCAACGGTGCAAATGCAGCCGCTGCCGCTGCCCAGGCCGCAAGCCAGGCAAAGCTTCTCGCTGACCTTGCAAAAGCCGAGATTGAATCAAAGATCAAAACCATTGAAAACAAGCGCGAGATCGAGCTAGCCGGTCTCGAACAACGTGCGCGTGATGAAGGCCTGTCTGCCAACAAAATTGCGGACATGCGCTTGAAGCTGGAGCTCGACTCGGCCAGAGAAATCAGCGCACAGCGCAAGAAGCTGATCGACGAAGACATCAAAGCTCTCGAAGCCCAAATTGCCGCTCAGGGGAAAATCCTGGCTGTTGAGCAGAACGATGGTGCACGCGGCGGTGCCCTCACTGCAATCAAAGAACTGGAAGCTGAAATCACGCGCAAGCGCATGGAGCAGAAGCAAATCGGGGCTGACCTGGTCGCTCAATCGGCCATTTTGAAAGCAAACAGGGCAGCAGAACTGGGCAATCTCAAAGCAGAACTGGAGAAAATTAAGGAAGAAGCCGAGCTGGAATTGCGGGTAATTCGCGGCGATTCAGTCGGGGTTGAGCTTGAGCGTCTTGAAAAACAGTGGAAAGACACCGTGCGCGATATGGAGGAAGTCGGCGTAGATTCCACAGCGGTTAAGGATCTTTTGAGCGCAAAGAAAGCCGAGATTGAGCTCAACGACATCGAAAGCAAGTTTGCCACCCTCAAGAAAAAGCTCGAAACCAATAAGATTTCGCCCCTCGAATACAAGAAAGAAGTTGATGAATTAGAGAAGAAAGGGAATGAAAAGGCGGCAGAAGTTGGCAATCCTGAGCGCGCAGACCGCTTCGCTGAGGCCGCAAAAGAGGCAAAAGCGGAGGTTTTTGAGCTCGAATCGATAATGGAAAAGGTCGGTGACTCCATGACTTCTGGCTTCGAAAACGCCTTTTCTGAGCTTATTTCAGGGTCGAAGTCAGCCAAGGAAGCTTTCAGTGACATGGCTCAGTCTGTACTTATGGATATTGGCAAGATCATCGCCAAGCTCGTTATTCAGCTAGCTTACCAATCCATGATTTCAGCCTTGTCCGGTGGCAGCTCTTCAGCAGCAAGTGCTAGTGGCGGTGGCGGTCTGATGAGTAGTTTGTCGGGCCTGATCGGTAGCCTGCCAAAGTTCCACACCGGGGGCATCATCGGGCAGGGCGCTGACAACTACGGCTTGAGCCCGGATGAAGCCCTTATTGTTGCGAAGAAAGGTGAGGAAATGATCACTGAAAAAGACCCACGCCATCGCAATAATGCAGGTAATGGCGGTAATTCTGGAACAGCGCCAAACGTAACTATTGTAAATCAGATTGATAATAACGCCATTGCTCGATCTACATTTGAACACCCGACCTGGGAAAATATGGTATTAAATGTGCTCAAAAGCAATCCGGAAGTTGTAAGATCGTTATGATAAGATAGAGATATAGTCAACCAATAATAATAAGAACAATGGCTGTCCATATCTCTACTTACTCATCGGCACAACTCTGGTTCTCATATATAACTGCATACTTTTTGCCGTCAAACGGCTGGTTTGCAGTCAAAGATACTGAGTCAGAGAAGATCTTTCAGATGCCCAGCGGCGGCAACATTGGCATGGCATTGTCGGGCAGTGAGCTGCTGCTGACGGCGTTCGAACATCAAACCCTGGGCCTGAATGTTGTGCAGCAGTCGCCCTTTTCCGGCTTGCCGGGATTAATGCTGCCTGCCGGGCCTGTTGATACATGGACGATCATCAATGAGCGCCGAGTGATCTTTGTTTTGCGCTCAAATGGGGTCTATTACAGCGCGTATTTGGGCTTAATAGAGGCGTTCGGCAGTGCTCGCACGTACTCTTTTCCGTGCTTTGTCGGTGGATCGTCTGGTGGTTCTGCTTTTCCTTACTTCGCTGGCGGTGCTGAGAAGTGCCCGAAGGTATGCGTTCCGGACGGCACATGGCAGACGGTAGGGGGTGAATACGGGGCTGGATTGAGCTCGTTTGCTAGCTTCGATTACAGTCGGAAGTGTGCGTATGTGTTTCCGTTTGACGGCAAAAACAAGCGTATCGGCAGCGACCTGGACGGTGGAATTACGCTTTTTCGAGCCCTCGTTGTCAGCGATAAATTCGATGGTTCGGTGCAGTTTCAGAACCCGAATATGAATGTCGGCGGGGTTTCTTACGCTGATGACGGGCAGTGGCTTGGATACCTGGATGGGGTTTTTGCGTGCCCAGCGGGGCTGGCGGCAGGTTCTGTTTTTGTTGTCGATGGGACTAATTTTCTGGTCGTGCAGAATCTCGGTGTTGCGGGCGAGCTTTTTGCGGTGGAGCTCTCGTGATGAAAGTAGTGTCTTACAAGTACACGAGCGCCGAAGATCTGATGTCCATTGTTCATAGGCATTTGGGCCTGGCCGGTTGGACGATTAACTACTTCGGGCCAATGCTGAACGGCGACCCGCGCCTGGGCCGGTACATGTCGGTTCAGAAAGCCGGGTGTTTCTTTACACTGCGGGCGTTCGATCTCTTTAATCCGCATTCCGAAACCTACGCCTACGCAACCACTTTCGAGCAACGCGGGATTGCTGTGAATACCTGCGATGGGTACACGCCTGGGGCTGGCTATCTGTCACAACCTGGGTTCCGTCAGGCTCCACGCTGCTATGTCGAAACCAGCTTTGAAGGCACGTGCTACCTGAGCTATTCGGGCGACATTTTTATCATCTCAACTCAGTATGATGACGGTCGCTTTTCGCATGTAATCTTTGGGAAATTGCCCGTTTTTGTTACAGGGACTGGCGGGAATATTGTCAGTTCGACGCACGTTTATAACTCCAATTCTCTCTATCCTCTTCTCTACAACAATGCGGCATGCTTCTGTTTGCGTGTAAACCATGCGCAGTTTAATGGCTGGGATACGGGATCAAGAACTCTTTCTTCGCTTGCATATCCGACAGTTAACGGCGTGCCAACTTACCTTTCTACGTCAAATCAGTATGGCAGTCTCGGCACTCATACACGCGGAAAGATATTGGATTGTGGTTTTCCTGGGCTAATTCCGGTTAATTTCTTCACTCTTTTTAGCTCAAATTACTCTCCGTTTGCGCAAATTCCGGATCTGTTTGTTGTGCCGCTTGACTACGTTTCTGCGGTAAGTGAGATGGTTATTGGGCTAAGTAAATTCTTTGTGATCCCACTTTATAAAAAGGGTTCCTGGCTAGAGGCGACTACTGGCATTCAAAACATTGGCATTGCGGTACTGAAAGATGAATAAAATTGCAGGCGGATTTGCTGATATCTACAAGAACAACCTGTTCGTTGACGTTGTGTCTGATCATTATGTGCCAGAGGGGCAGAAAGTAGAGTTTTCGGTCTGGCATACATTTGCAGGTAAGAAAACGCTGAGTGATGTTCAGTTGCTGAATGCTGAGGGGCTTGATGGGTTTGACGGCGTGGAATTTGGGATTAGAGAGCCTAAATTTTTACGAGTTTTTCAAAGCCAGAAAAAACTTGCCACTGGCGTGCAGGCGACAGTTGCTGGATCTGTGGCAGCGGCCATTTCTGACTTCGAAGTGATGAAGCTCGTGGACAACCGGATTGACTGGTCTGTAAGTCCATCAATTCGCGTGCAGTACATGACAGAAGTGATTGAGGCATTCGACGGAACTGAGCAGCGCATTGCACTTAGAGACAAACCGCGCATCACTGCCGAGTTTCAGTATTCGTTGTTCGACACTGACCGATATATTTTTGATAACGAGATCATTAGCCAGCGGGGAAGGGTGTTAATACCGATATGGCCAATGCAAGTGAAGTGCATCGCTACAGAAAGCGGCGTATCGTTAGATAAGAACAATGAACTACTGACTACCTGTCAATTCATGTTTGTGACTGATGGCGTTTCATCAGAGCTCGTCTCAGTTGAGGCCCGCCATGGCCTGGCTATTGATTGTGTTCTTCTGGTTTTGAAAAACTCATTAGAAGAATTAACCGCTATTCCTGTATTCCCAGCATCCCTATCGAACGAAAACACCTCAAAAATAGCTTCGAATTTTTACGAAACCAGGACTCTTTCGCTAGATATTGATCCCGAATCAGTTGATTTTTACGCGCCAGACGAAACGAAATTCACTCATATTTATGACCGCGTAGAGTGGGATGAGGATTTGCAGCGCTACATTCGCGGCAATAAGAAGCCTGTTTTAACCACGAGATATGATAGATCTGCCGATATCACTGCGAATTATGCGCTACTCAGGGCCTCTTTTGACCCTGGTTTTGGCCTGAAACACGACCATGAAAGAACACCAGGAGCATACAGAACATTCAATTTCGAGTACAAGTTTTTCTCAGAAGAAGATCGCCAGCAGTTCGTTGACTTCGCAAAGTTAACGAAAGGTGCTCAGCGAGAGTTTTATTGCGAAGCCCCATATTTCGGTTATGAAGTTATCTCAGCAGCTGGTAAAGCAGTCATAATCAAAGATTCAAAACTTATGCTAAATACCGGCACTTCCGCCCCGGCCATTACACTGTCACTGTATAATGGAGATAAGCTTTACAGAAAGATCGACGGCGTTACAAATAACAGTGACGGCACGCAAACCCTGAATCTTCTCGAAGACATTCAGTCACTAACTGCCGAAGATATTGATTACGCAGCACCACTTTTTCTGTCTCGTTTTGAGTCAGATGATTTTATTTTTTCTTTGAAACCGACCAAATATCAACAATAACTAAAACAATAAAACAGTTGATTCACAGTGAACATACGCGATATTGAAGCAAGCCTTGGTTTTGGATCACCTACAGAACTTTATCTTTTTGAGCATGGGGAGGACGTGTATGCATACACTTCTAGCTCAAAAAGAGTGCTGCATACTGACGGCGTGATCTATAACCCACTGCCCATCAAACGCGACAAGATCCAGCGATCCCAGCAAGACAACCGCAACCGCTTACAGATCGACGTGCCCGGCGACTCGCCGATCCCGATGATCTTCCGCAACAAACAGCCGAAAAAGCACGTTACTCTCAAAGTCTTCCGCTTTCACCGCTACACAAAAGAAAGCTGGCTTTGGTTCAATAAAGAAGCTGAATTACCAGGCGAATTCATCACTATTTTCTCCGGTGAAGTCGTTCAAACGACGTGGAATAACACAGTTGCAACTCTCGATTGCGCCTCTGTTTCAGCTCTCCAGCGCCGGCAATGCTTACGTTTTGGCTATCAAGCGCAGTGCAATCACCACGTTTTTGACGAGCTTTGCGGCCTGAAAATCCAAGACTGGCAAGAAGAAGTAACGGTCACCAGCATTCAAAATAATGGCTTTACAATCAACGTAACCGGACTTTTGAATTCAAATGATTATTACAAAGGCTCAATTATCTCTAAGAATGATGATGATTTTAGGGATGTTTTGTCTGTAAATGCTGGCGTTATTTCTTTGTTTTCTCCGCTAAGTGATTTAGTTGTCGGTGATAAATTAAAGATAACGAAGGGTTGTGATAGATCATCTGCGGCCTGCAAAAGCTTTAACAATTTTGATAATTTTTTCGGGTTCGTAACTATTCCTACTGACAACCCGTTCATTTAATGCAACTAAAATAATAATAAGAAGAAAATATGAATTGGATTCTTGCAGGCCTTGTATTGATCGGGTTGTTTGTTATGGCCCGGATGGTTCCTAAAACCGAAGGCGCAAAAGCCTCTGGCATTGAGGACTTTAATTTCCCGAGCGCCGCTGAGCGTCCGATTCAAGTTGTCTTCGGCACACGCAAAATTTCCGGCCCAAATGTTTTGTGGTACGGGGATTTAAAAACAACTGAAATAACCGAAAAAGTAAAGACTCTTTTTCGCACTACAAAAACTGTCGTTGGCCATAAATATTATATGGGTTTGCAGTTAGGCATTTGTCATGGCCCAGATGTAGAGCTAAAGAAGATTATTTTCGATGATATTATTGTCGTTGACTCAACTTTTTTCGGCGAATCAGTAGTTAATATCGCGCCTGATGATTATGTATTTGGCGGCGCTGGCGGGAAAATTAGCTTCTATTCCGGATCTCAGTATCAGTCAGTTAACTCATATTTGAGCGCAAAAGCTGGTGACGGCATCTCCAGTTTTAAAGGCCTTTGCTATGCAGTGCTGGAAGGTTTTTGGATCGGCAACTCACCGAACCCGCAGCAGATTAGTTTTGAAGTAGCTCGGTTTCCAAAGGCTCCACGTCCAAAGCTCTACACGAACGGGTTTACTGGCACAGTCAATGAACGCATTGGCGCTGATGCTAACCCTGCTTTCGTTGTCTATGAGCTGCTGACGGACAAGCGATATGGCGCTGGAATCCCCAAAAACTTGATCGATTCAGAGTCGTTTTTGATTGCCGGGTCGACGCTTTATGCTGAGAATTTCGGAATTTCTCTAGTTATCGATAGCGCTGCGTCTGCTGGTCAGATCATCACTGAGATCATGAAAGTGATCCAGGGCAATCTGATTGACGACCCGAAAACGGGGAAAATCAGGCTAAAGCTGACGCGTAATGACTATGGCAACACCACGATTCCAGAGCTAAATCCGTCGAATTTAAAGGCCGTTTCGAGCTACACGAGCGGAAGCTTGGATACTGGCGTTAACGAAATCCGTGTCAAGTACCTGTCGCGTGAGCACGGCTATGAAGAGCGCACGGCCATCGCTCAGAACAACGCTTTACGCATGCACAAGGGCGACGTCGAGAGTCAGACGATCAGCATGCCGCAAGTTACGTCAGCGCAGATCGCAGCAAAGATCGCACAGCGTGAGCTAGTAGCTATCTCATCGCCGATGAAGTCTTGTGTCGTCGAGTGCACCAGGGCCTTTTCTGAGATAAATGTAGGTGACGTGGTATCGCTTACATGGCCACTCCTCGGCGTTGAAAAACAGGTCATGCGCGTCACTGCTGTGAACCTTGGATCGCTCGACAGCGGCGGAATCACTATGAATTTGGTGCAGGACGTGTACGGGGTCTTCTCTGCCGTATACAGCGACGGTTCTGAGCGTGCCTGGACGAAGCCATCGGTCACAGCCAGCAACGTCACGAACTACGAGATCATCGACGCGCCAGCGATCTTTGCGGATGGCCTGACTGATGCCGTGTTGTTGATGGCTGAGGCCCCGGCCAATGCGATGAGCTTCAAGCTGCTCGTGCAAGCACAGAACGATTCGTCGTTCATAGACGCCGGAGAGCAGTACTTCACGAAGACTTTTGTCAGCGGTGAATCGTTGTCTGCGGGCATCTACTCGAACGGCCAGATCATCATCAGCGGCAGCACAGTTGGTTTCGAGTCGTACTCAGAATCGGAAGGGCTGCAAGGGATGGGCCTGTACCTGATATCTAGCGGGGCAGGGCGTGAGTGGATCTATGCAAAGAGCACTGTGATCGACAATGCCACTACCGCACGGCTACTCGACGTCAAGCGTGGGATCTTCAACACCAGGCCATTGGCGCACCCAGTCGGCGCGAAAATCTGGGCTGCTGGCGATCTGTCGTCTGCTATCAAGTTGAAGTACACGAAAGACGAGTGGATTCGCTTCAAGATGCTGACGAAGACCGCTACGAACCGACTTAAAGACGCTGATGCCACGGTTGCCGAGTATCACTACCAGGGCGCTAACTCAATGCCCTGGAGGCCCGGCAGGATTCGCGTTAATGGCATTGCAGACGGCGGACTCATCATCGACGAAGCAACTCTTCAATGGCGCACACGAGACGGCTCTGACACAAGCATCGTGCATCAAGAGCAAGACAGATCGCAGCTCACATACTGCACGTACGTCGTTACCGTCGCAGACGAAAGCGGCATTCTGCGCACAGAAGAAGTATCAGCAGAAGCCTGGACTTTTGACAACGAGCTTGAGCTGCGTCGCGCATGGTACTTCGATGAGAACAATGAACTGCAATATGTCGAAGGCACTTATGCTGATAGTCTGACGTTCACAATTAAAGCAAAACTTAACAGCCAGTATTCTGACACCCAGACTATTACCGTTATTCGCTAATATAATCTACATAGTATGTTAAAGCCACGTTTGACCTCAAAGCTGGTTATTGCTCTTGCGCAGTAACTATTTTTGGGTATGTTTGCAATTAGGGTATTTACAACTTCGATACTTGTTGAGACAATAAGCTTGTAAATTAAAACAACAAGAAAAGAGGTTGTAACCATGTGTGGTAACTGTGAATCAAGTTTTAAAGCGGAAATGGTTAGTGAGACTGTGGGGCTTTTCTACAAGCTTGCAGATCCTGACCTTATGCTGCACCTGGCCGCTGCTAGCGTCAGTAAGGCCAATGAACTGCTGCGTGAGAAGAAGCAAGAGCTGTTCAATGAAGTAATGCGGGTCAGCAAGCACAAGTTCACTGAGTTGTTTGTGACTTTTGCTGGCATGATCGACGCTGGTGATATTGAGTTTGAAGATGCAATGGCTTTCTGTGCCGAAGCGATCAAAGAAAAACAGGCAGAGACGGAGGCATCCCGCTACTTTATGTTCTAATTTTGCGGTAAAACATGGTGTTAAGGGCCCTGGCGAGGGCCCTTTTTTTATGGCTCATATCCGCTGCGTGGGATATTTAATGTCCTTCCTGGTTCGTATTCAATGAAGTTATCGCCTGGTTGTGCGACACAAACACCAAAAGGAATACCGAATAAAGCCAAAAGAAGCGAAAGAATCATGGCAATTGCAATCTCTATGTCTTTTGTATCGCTTGTTTTTGTTTTGAAGGTGATGGGGTATTTGCGAGTTCTTGAGTAGAAGATGTAATAGTGTCTTGTGTTGTAAGTTGCAACGACTTCAAATTCATCTTCAACTCGTCTGCAAATTTCGATCTCAAGTTCTGGAAGGGTTTCTGGGTCATAGTGAATATTCTCTTGATTGGTTAGTTTTTGCCATGTTAGGCGCGATCTTTTTAGCTGGCGACCGCTGATAATACGTCCATCAAACTCATATGCAATGCCCTTGGGCTGCCCGTTTTCGTCTTTAGTTAGATGAATAAAAACGTTTTGCTGGCGTAGAAGTCGAACGAAAGTAAACATATCGCCGTTGGCTTCATTCGTTCTCTCAATGCACCCTGCAATTTTTGCGATCATTTTGTGCTTGAAAGGAATGTCGTTTTCGGAGATTGCGGACTTCATTTCAGCGTGAGTGATTGCGGTGCCCCATGTCTCTTTTGGCTTAGGGCATTTCTCAAGGCCGTACTGATCTTCAATATCTGACACTGCATCAATGTTTACAGAGCGTTCGTTGCTGTCGCTAACCATCCGAAAACCCTCTTCGAATTTAATGCGATTGCCGACGATATGCAGGTGCTGATGGTCAGTGTCTTCGTGCAAAACAGCCACATATTTAGTCGCGTCAGTGAAGCCAAGGTCTTGCATGTACTGATGAGCAACTTTGTTCCACGCCAAATCACTCAGATGTTCACCGGGCTTCAGCGAAAGAATCGCATGAAAGACTGGCTTGATCACTTTGTCGGAGTCGATAGACAGCTTGCGCAGCTTCTCGATCTCATCGAACTCAGCAACCAGCGCATCTACCTTGCTTTTATCTCCTGCAAGCAAAGCGGGTAACGGGTCAGCGCTGAAATAGTTGCCGCCGATTGTCTTGATCTTGCTGATTGCATGGTCGTGTTTAGAACAGCCGAAAATATATCTGATTCTGCTTTTGAAAGACCCTGAGCTTTTTGGGAAGATTTTGCCGATCAT